ATATCAGGATGATCGTAAAGCTGGCAATTCAAATTGGCGAGATGGCATAGAATTATATAATCGGTATATAATTACTGCAGGTCGTGCTGAAAATCAATTGAAAGTCTCCGGATATATAACATCCATTATTTAAGATAGACAAAGACACTATTGATCGATATCGAGATGAAGACGGCGTTACTTTAACATTTGATATCATTAAAAAATAAACAAAAAAAACTTATGAAAAAATTAAAAAACTTGCTGGCAGAAAATATGTTAAGATTTGGAACTAAGAATATAACATCAGCCATCCGACGTAAATTATTAGAATCAGTTCAACCTCGTCAAGAAGATATGGTAACATTAAATGGCAAACAGCATGCTGTATTAGCAAGTGCATGGGATGAATCGTCAATCGACCCTAATGATACATTCACTGCTAGTAAAATTCGCGAAGCTGGAGCTAATCCAACTAACTGGGTATTACTCCAAGCTACTCCGGGTACATATGATTCTGCATATGATGATTTAGGTTCCAATCAATTAAGAGCTCAATGGAATAGCGGAGCATGGATGTTTGCCCCTTCTGCTAAATTACAACCTGCCATTGCCGGTTCTAGTATAGCAACTACCACACTAGAACCAGGATCTTGGGAAGGCTTCACAGCAGCAATTGCTAATAGAATTAATACCAATAAAAATGATCCACGAACTAATTTAACATCTGCTGAAATCGATAGTGCATATGAAAAAATGTCTAACGATGCACAAAATGATTTATGGAATGGTATATGGGGCGAGTATAAATGGAGTGTTGGTGCTAATAAACCTGTTGATGCTGAAAATGCTGTTGATCAAGCAATTAGAGATTATTTTTCTAAAGTAAAAAAATAAACAAAAAAACTTAACAATTAACTTTGAATTAACCCATTTATTAATTATAATTAATAAGTAAACAGAATATATTATTAACAACTTAACAAAAGGCAAAAAATGGCTTTAAATTTAGACGCTATCAAAGCGAAGCTCAACCAGCTGAATAAGCAGGATGACAAAAAACAAAATTTGTGGAAACCTGAAACAGGCAAAACTCGTATTAGGATCGTTCCTTATATACACCGCAAAGACAATCCGTTCTTAGAATTGTATTTTCATTATGACATTAGCAAAAGATCTATGCTATCTCCGATTTCATTCGGTAATGCAGATCCAATTGTAGAGTTTGCAGAAAAACTAAAAAAGACGGGTGACAAAGACGAATGGTTAATGGGTCGTAAGATTGAACCAAAAATGAGAACATATGTTCCCGTAATTGTTCGTGGTAAAGAATCTGAAGGAGTTAAATTTTGGGGATTCGGCAAACAAATTTACACGGAATTATTAAGCATTGTTTCAGATCCAGATTATGGTGACATTACAGACTTGATGAATGGCCGTGATATTGATGTTGAATTTACTCCAGCAGAAGGTGCAAATTTCCCAAAAACAACAATTCGTGTTAAGCCTGCAACTAGTGCAGCAACGGAAGACAAAGAAATTGCAAAAAAAATCATGTCTCAACCAGAGATTACAGATTTATTTCCTGAACCAACTTATGACGAACTAGAGACAGCTCTTAAAGAATGGATGAATCCTGAAAATGCAGACGCAGATGTTGATTCTGAAGAAGCACCCGCAGCTCCAACTAAAACCGCAAAACCAATTGCAGGTAAAGTAGAGGATGTTGCATCAGCATTTAATGATCTATTTAATTAAGGAGTAACAAATGGCAAAGACCAAAAGCAAGTCAGAACTGAACGACAGTTTAGCAAACGCCCTCGCAGAAAGCATTAACAAGCAATTTAAAGGGCAAGCATTAAAGACTGCATTCTTTTTAGATGGCGATGAAGATTCTCCCAGCAATGTTAAAGAATGGATATCATCGGGATGCTCAATGCTCGATTTAGCAATTTCAAACCGACCATATGGTGGATTTCCTGTTGGTCGGATTACTGAAATTACCGGATTAGAAGCATCTGGTAAATCATTGTTAGCAGCACACACTTTAGCAGAAACGCAAAAGAAAGGTGGATTAGCTGTATATATTGATACTGAGTCGGCTACTAGTTCCGAATTTTTATCAGCAATTGGGGTTGATTTAAAAACCATGTTGTATGTGCCATTAGAAACAATTGAAGAAATATTTGAAACCATTGAAACAATTGTTGAAGGTGTACGCAAATCAGACAAAGACCGTTTAGTTACAATTGTAGTAGACTCAATTATGGGTGCATCTACAAAAATTGAAATGTCAGCTGAATATGATAAAGACGGATATGCAACCAGCAAATCTATTATTTTATCAAAGGCAATGCGTAAAGTTACCAATTGGATTGCACGAGAACGAATTTGCTTGATATTTACCAATCAATTACGTGTCAAAATGGGCGTATCATTTGGTGATGCTTGGACAACTTCGGGTGGTAAAGCAATTCCATTCCACGCATCGGTTCGTCTTCGTCTTAAAAATACGGGACAAATCAAAGCAAAGGTTAATGGAGCTGAACAAATTGTAGGAAGCAAAACAAATGTACAAGTAGTTAAAAACCGAATGGGGCCTCCACATCGTAAAATAGATTATGAAATTTATTATGATAGTGGAATTGATAATTGGGGCGGATGGCTAGGTGTAATGAAAACATTTGATTTAGTAGGACAGTCAGGTGCATGGTATACAATGGAAGATGTAGATCATGAAACTGGAGAAACCTTTGGAGAAATTAAATTCCAAAGCAAAGATTTCGTTGAAAAGGTAATCAACAACCCAGAAATGAAAGACAGGTTATATAAAAGAATTTGCGATGCTTACATATTCAAATATCAAGCAGGTATTGATGGTGGAATTGATGATGTTATTATTGTCAATGAAGTAATTGATGAAGAAGGATAATGAATAAGTTTCAAAAATTATTTAAAGAGTTACAACAAGAAAGAAGTTTAGGTCCATCAAATGCCAATGATCATCTCATGGTGTTTGATGGCTTAAACACCTTTATAAGAAGTTTCGGCGCAACTCCGGCATACAATGAAGATGGCGATCACGTAGGAGGCATCTCCGGATTCTTATATTCAGTTGGAAAAACAATTAGAGACTTTAAACCTACTCGATGCATCATTGTATTTGATGGTAGAGGTGGCTCAGCAAAAAGAAAACGAATTTATAAAGATTATAAAGGAAACCGAGCAAACAAAACTAAATTGCGCAGACACGATCATCATGATTCTACATTGGAACAAGAACAAGAATCAATGCGACATCAATTTAGTCGTTTAATTTCGTATCTAGATAATTTGCCTGTTACATTTATTTCGATGGATGGAATTGAAGCAGATGACACAATTGCATATATTGCTCAAATGTATGAAGACACTTGCAAAAAAATGACAATTGTTTCTACGGATAGAGATTTCTATCAATTAATAAGTCCTACATTGCAAGTTTGGTCACCAATCAAAAAGAAAATGTATAATGAAGAAACATTGATTGAGGAGTTTGGTGTTCATCCTACAAATTATGTTGTGTATCGTACATTTACCGGAGATGCGTCAGACAATATTCCAGGAGTAGATGGCTTTGGTCCAAAGACAATTTTAAAAACATTTCCAGAGCTTGTTACTAACACGGAATTTACCTTAACGGATTTACAAGAAAAATGTAACACTCAAATTCAATTGAATGAATCTAAAAATTATCAAAAAGTAATGAATAATTATGATACAATTGATAAAAATTATAGATTAATGAACATAAAGCTTTTGGATATTCCTGCGCAGACCGCAACAAAAATACGAGGAATAATGCAACAACCAGTGCCTGAATTAAATAGGGCAGAATTCCAACGTTTGTTTTATGAAGATAAGATGTGGGCAATAATGAGAAACTTGCCGGAATGGCTAACTAATACCTGGTTATCATTAAATGCATTTGCAAAACAAACGCATAAATAAATTTGAATTTACAGTAATTTTACTTATAATAGTTACATGACAGATAAATTAAGTGACTACGGTTGGGGCTTTCAAGTTAAAGTTCTTGCTGCCATGTTTACAGATAGGTTATTTTTACAGCAAATATCAGATATTATACGAGCCGAATATTTTGACTCTGATGCAAATAGTTGGTTATTAGATATTATATTAACACATTTTCGAGAATATAAAACACCCCCTAGCAAAGATGTTTTAAAAGTAAAAATAACGGAAATTGAAAATGACATATTAAAGGCAACCATATTAGAACAATTAAAAGATGTGTTCAGATTTATGGAGTCAGATGACTTGACATTTGTTAAAGATGAAATTTTAAAATTTTGCAAGAATCAAGAAATTAAACAAGCTATAATGGATTCGGTTAGTTTGTTAAAACATGGAAATTTTGACGAAATAAAAATTAAAATTGACGGCGCTATGAAAGCCGGAGCAGATACCAATATTGGATTAGAATATGTAACGGATGTAGCAGCACGATACAATGAAGCTGCACGACATACAATAACAACCGGATGGGATGTAATTGATGATTTGATGGATGGCGGATTAGCCCCGGGAGAATTAGGAGTTGTAATGGCACCTGCAGGTATTGGAAAATCTTGGCTTCTTATTAATATTGGAGCACATGCAGTTAAAGCCGGCAAGACAGTTATACATTATACGTTGGAACTCAATGAAAACTATGTAGGACAACGATATGATTCAGTATTAACAGGCATCCCGGCACAAAATTTAAAAAATTATCGCGAAGACATTGAAGCTAAGATGCTAACACTTAAAGGCGATTTAATTGTAAAATATTTTCCTACCAAATCGGTAGGAGTAATGGGTTTAAAAGCTCATATAGAAAAAACAATAATGCTAGGCAAAAAACCAGATCTAGTAATTGTAGATTATGGTGATTTGCTTAAAGTTAACATTAAAAAGGACAAACACGAAGCCTTAGAGGACTTGTACGAAGAGTTACGCGGTATGGCAGGAGAGTATTCCATTCCAGTATGGACCGCATCACAAGCAGGAAGAAGTGCCTTAGAAGATGATATTATTGAAGCAGATAAAATTGCATCATCATATGGAAAAGTAATGGTTGCTGACTTTTTAATGTCACTTTCTAGAAAAGTAGAAGACAAACTGTCAGGAACAGGAAGAGGACATGTTATCAAGAATAGATTTGGTCCGGATGGCATAACATTGCCTTGCAAAATTAACACAAATAATGGACAATTTCAATTCTTTGAACCACAAACTCAACAAGGCAAACAGACTACACAAATAATGAAAACCGGTGAGAACATAGTCAAGAAAAATTTAGCACAAAAGTTCAAAGATTTAGGCGGATCTTTAGGATAAAAACATATATATATAAAATGGGTTAGGAAAGGAATTTCCGCCCTTTTTTTATCTAAAATTATTTACATACACAAACAAAGAGATTACAACCAATGGACATTTCAAACAAAATTTTAAGTGAAATTACCGTATACATGAAGTATGCGAAATATCTTCCAACTCTCAATAGAAGAGAATCTTGGCAAGAACTAGTTACAAGAAACAAACAAATGCATATAAAAAAATATCCGGCGTTGGTTGACGAAATTGATGCTGCATATGAATTTGTATATGCAAAAAAAGTATTACCATCAATGCGTAGTTTGCAATTTGGTGGAAAATCAATTGACATATCACCTAACCGCATTTACAATTGTGCATATCTTCCAATTGATGACCATCGTGCATTTGGCGAAGCAATGTTTCTTTTATTGGGTGGTACAGGTGTTGGATATTCAGTTCAAAAACATCATGTAGAATTATTACCAGAAATACATAAACCAAATCCAAAAAAGATGCGTCGTTATTTGATTGCAGATTCAATTGAAGGATGGGCTGATGCAGTTAAGATGCTTGTTAAGTCATATTTTGTTGGCGGATCTTCTTACGCTTTTGACTTTTCAGATATTCGTGCCAAAGGTGCAAGACTTGTTACTTCTGGTGGTAAAGCTCCAGGACCACAACCATTAAAAGAATGTTTGATCAAATTGCAAGGAATTTTAGATGGAAAAGAAGATGGCGACAAATTATCTCCAATTGAAGTTCATGATATGGTTTGCCATGTTGCTGATGCGGTATTGGCAGGTGGTATTCGTAGAGCAGCACTTATAGCATTATTTTCAGCAGATGATGAAGAAATGATTGCATGCAAATCAGGGAATTGGTGGGAAATTAATCCACAAAGAGGTCGTGCTAATAATTCAGCGGCATTAATGAGACACAAACTAACAAAAGAATTCTTTATGGATCTTTGGAAGCGTGTTGAATTATCCGGAGCAGGAGAGCCTGGTATATATCTTACAAATGATAAAGATTGGGGAACTAACCCATGTTGTGAAATTGCTCTAAGACCATTTCAATTTTGTAATTTATGTGAAGTAAATGCATCTGACATAGAATCTCAAGAAGA